CGAAACATTATTACCAAATTGAAAATGCGACCCAATGATGGTATTTTGTTCTACCAGATACGAAGCGACAGCTCTTATCCACTCTCTACCATCTATTGAATAAACATCTTCACCATGTGTTGCAGTCTCTTGTTCCAGTAATTGAAAAGATTTCCACTTATGCCTCTGACTCCCAAAATGTGCCCCAATTCTAGGGTCTTTGATTGGCTTGGAGCCTTTGATGTCTGTGTAGTAATACATCCTTCCGTCACCTTGAGCAACACCGTATGTTGCACCATGTGAAGTAGAACCATCTAACAGTTTGCCAGCAACAGCAGGATACAGCACATCTGGGATTATGTGTGGCTTTACTCCAATGATACTTGCTGCCATTTCAGTAGTGCCTACTGCACTTGAACCAATCTTTGCGTTAGTTACTGCATCGTTTAGAAGGGCATTCGTGTCAACCGCATCATCTGCCAACTCTGAAGCAGTAATAGCATTTGGTGCTACATCTCCTGCCGCAATAGTATCTGCAACTATCTTTGCCGCAGTTATGCTATTGTCCGGTATGTCTGCCGATGTTAAGGGGGCTGTGACACCCTGCCTTCCTAAGTAAGCCATTTATTCCCCTATGTTATATCTAGCATTGACATGACTACATCTGCACTCGTAGCTGTATTACTCTTGACTTGAACAAGATCCTGATAATCAAGAACCACCTTCTGATCCCCACCCACAACAATTAACGAACCACCCGTAGGAATCGGGGCTGCCTTAACAAGGTACGTTCTTGTAGTACTATTATTATAAATAGAAACGTCTACAGCAATAACTGCACTTGTTGTGTTTGCTATGGTCATTCCTATAATAGTCCGTTGTGTTGTATTGTTAAGTTCAGTACCCACACTTGACCATCCAGAATCTGTGACGTTCTGAACTTGTTCATTCTTAAACGTGTTTGCCATAATTATCCTTTAATATCAGTGTCATCCGAGAGCAATGGACATAGCCACTGCTGAATTATCGGCTGCTGTTGTAACCTCTGTTGAAGTAGTTGTATCTACAAATGATGTCCCATCATAATACTTTAATCTATTAGCAGTAGAATCATATGCCAAGTCACCTTCTGCTATAGCATTACCCCCACCATCAAGTGTTGGTGCAGATGGACTAAAATCATTAATTTGATATATATCTGCAAAATTATTTATATCTGCAATATTATTTGAACATGTTTCCATGTCATCAATAACTCCAGTAGCTCCTAATAAATCCATATCAGTAATTACTGGTGCAAGACCTAATAATGCCATGTCTGCTGTAACTGTAGCATTACCAAGTACCTTCAGATAACCATCTGTAGTATTAGCCATCGCAGCAGTACCAAGATATGCCAAGTGACCAGTGGTTGGATGTGTCATATTAGCTGTACCAAGCAATACAATTTCACCATCTACTGCTGCTACAAGGGCTACTTCTCCGTCTACTACTGCAACCTTACTAACATCTCCTGTAGTTATAGCCGCAACTTTGCTAACATCTCCTGTAGTAATAACAGCCACTTTTGACACATCACCAGTAGTTATTACTGCAACCTTACTAACATCTCCTGCTGTTATATTGGCGACAGTAGTAACATCACCATCTATTGCCGCAACCTCAGTTACCTTGTCATCTATTGCTGCTACCAACCCAATGTTTGTTGCTAATGGGTTTGCAATAACAGTATCAATATTGGTTTGTTCACTTGTGGTAGGAGTAAGTTGTTTCCATGCAGAACCAGTATCATTCCATACTTTCATTACTTCTAATGTGGTATCATAATATAATGCTCCGTCATCTAAGGGATCACCATCATTATCTTTACCTACGTTTGCTCCTACCTCCCTAACAGCAGTTGTGTGTGAACCTAAATAAGTATCATCAAATGCGTCTACATAACCTGCGGTAGTAACAACATCTGCATTCGTAAGAACCAAATCTGCGGCAGCCTTTGTTGCCCAATGGAGTGATGAGTACCCTGTTCCTCCATCTACTACAGAATTTTCTGGCAGTACCGCCCAGTCCTTTGCCGATCCTACAGCTACAGTTGTTCCAATAGCATATTCTTTTGCAGAATAATCTGCCGTGTCAACATATGCACCTGTAGTGGTTGCCCATTGCTTTGCTGCCCCCTTACCTAAAGTTGTAGTCACACCTGTACCACCTACTGACCATGCTTTAGCAGAATGATCTCCTGTTTCTCCCCTGACACCTCCACCTGTATACTGGGCATAATCCTTGGATGAACCCCCTGTACTAGCATTATCACCTTGTGCATATTCTTTTGCAGAATACTTAAGGGAATCTACTCCAGTTATCCGATCAACAACAGTAGTCCCATCTGATAAGTGAACCCAATCTGCTATTGTTTCAAGATAAGATGCACTATCTTCCCCATCTTGAACCATATTTAATGCAGACTGGACAGATAATTCGGCACTGCCTGCACCTATATATACTGGACTCTTTGACATTTAGACCCTCTCTATGACTGACAAAACCACAGAACACGTTTTTGTTGAAGTAACTTTTATAATATCCCCTGTTAGTACAGGAGTACCTGCATTATTTAATCCATGCTGAAGGATCATTTTACCGGGTATAAGATCTACTGAGGTATCTGCCGGTAATGGTATTGTATCTGCTAACTTAACAACTGATGCATCATAATATTTGGTTAACGTAACTGTCAATTCACTAGACTCTGTTGAAGTTGATGCCACGTAAAATCCAATTATAACTGAATCTGCTGCTGCTGGCGTTGCATCATCACTTGCAGGTGATGTGAATATAGTTTTTTCAACACCAGCTAAACAATTTTCTGCATACCTCATATATCTTTCTGCCATATTAATCTCCTAATATCATTTGATTTTTTCTGGCAACTCTTTCCATCATTGCCTCTAAAGTTTTTGTTGCAGCCTGATCAATAACATCTGCATTGTTTAATATTACTGCTCCATCTGCAAAAACTATCTGGCCTCCTGTGATACTGGCTAATGAATTACTTGATGTATCACTAATTGTTCCATCCCACTTTGGACTCGTCATAGTTTTATTAGTTAAAGAATCTGTACTATCTATTGTTGGGACTGTGTAACTTGCTACTCCATCATGAACTTTTAATCTCCAAGGATTTCCATCTGCTGAGTCTGCCGATTTCAGGACAGTAATCTCTCCTTCTGCACCAGTAAATGAACCATGTTCTGCAGCAGTTCCTCTCCTAAATTTTATACTTACTCCCATTATCTCCTCACTATCATTCTATTTAAGTTTATCCCACCAGTTATAGAAGCAGGGTTTAATGGTTCAACACGATGAGCATCTGCTATAAGTTGCATCTTCTTATTCATAAAATATCCACTCTTCTCAACATTCCTTAAATCATGCTCCTTTAGATATGCCCTTTCCAATGTTCCATATGTAAGTGCATCCACCCACACTGGATCTATATCACATGTGGTTTTGTAATCAGTTGATGAAACATCAAACACACTTGTTCCGTTAGTAATAGTTTGTTCTGTAGAATCAAAAAGCAATGATGAACTATTATTATCAACCAAATCTGTTGACGTACCCTCTACCCAACCCTGTAGAGTTGTGACTATTATTCGTACTACAGGATTAGAGGGAGCTGTCGAATCTGTGTACTGATATGGAACCTCGTCACTCATTCTGGGTGGACGGGACGTACCTGTTAACTTTAATGTTGCTTCTACAGTTGGAATAGGCCACACAGTTATAGTATCTGAAGACTTCTGGTCAATTATAAGTGCTTGAGGAGTACCTGTTACAATCCTCCAGTCTGTTATCGAATTATATAATGGAGTGCCAAATATCTGAGTCACAGAATACTCACCCTCCTTTGTACTAGCTGGGAGCCTTCCCTCTGAATGAAGCTTTTTCATCTCAGAGGTTGTGACAACTGGTAATTCCCTACCACTAATTGACCCACCACTTATACTCATAAGCGTAGTAGGAAGTGGGATCTTATAAGTAGTAGAATTAATAACTACATCACTATCTTCTACAGGTAACCTGATAGTCCTTACAAGATCAA